AATCTGCGTCCAAGCTCATGCACTATGACATGCAAGGACGTTAGCAATCTGAAGGGTAAACTACTAGATGAATATTATATTAAAATTCAAGGACGCGGATACAAAGCGTAAGACTAAAGGCAAGCGTAAGCCTCAACAAGTACGCCAAGCTAAGGCTAGAACTAAACAATTAGTACGCAAACTTACAAGAACTAACTAACATCTATGCAACACACTCATCGTGGGCTTGTTAACTACAAGCTCAATAGATATGTCGTACTAACTGATAAGAATGAGTACATCATTCACGGTTGTGACGATATAGAAGCAGCTTATCGTGCTGAGAACTTAGCAGGTTTACTTGATGAAGAACTCAAGGATGTAACGCCTTGTTCTGAGGATGACACACGAGAGCAATGGATACCAGGATCATGTGGAGGATTAAATGAAGGAGCAACCTAACAATTGGCTGGCTGTTTATGAGACACCAGCTGAATTCTTTCCAGCTATTACATATGATGACTTCTATGAATTTCATGTAGCTAACTGGATGTTACCTAGCTCACACGAGTGCATTATCAGGGCTACAAATCTCAAGACTAATAAAGTCACAGAGTATAACTATAGATATCGTAAGTCAGCTGAGAATCGAATTAAGAAATTACTTGGCACACATGAGTTCGTAGTATGCGATCATGAGGCCATACATAAACTATCACCCAACAAGAAATGACACGTAAACGTACCAAGGACATCCGTTCAGCTGAGCTTATACGTGATGTCAACAACCATCCACATAAGGATGAGTTAATTAAACTTATGAATGAACAACTCATTGATGACTTAGACTATGCCTACACCTGCTCAAATAGATGAGCAACTTAACCACGAACGTGACGCTATTGCTCAAGGACTTAAACGACTCAAGGACAACACTAGGAATTTAGAAGAAAAGTCATATGCTTCAGCATCTATCTATGGTATAACAACGATTGATGCCTTACTACCATTAGTTGTTGAAAGGATTAAAGATACAAATCATCGAATTCATAAAGGTGACGTTGGTAAATCATTCAAGGAGATTAAACAATACTTAACTGATATTGAACCACTTGCAGCTGCGGCTATTACATGCAAGATAACTATTGATAAAGTCTTTGGTTACAAAGATGGATGCAATCAAATACAAAATGTATGTGATGCGATAGGTAAAGCTGTAGAAAATGAGTGCCAAATTCGTCACTATGAGAGACATGCTCCAGGTTTACTAGAGACTCTTAAAAGGAATTACTGGCATAGATCAATAGGTACAGATCAGAAAGTAGTAGTGATACAAACCTTGATGAATAGATATGAAGTACAACAATGGACTACATGGGGTCGTGGTAATAGAGTCAAGCTTGGTGGTTGGTTACTTAGTTGTGTAATCAATACAAGTAAATGGTTTGATGAGGAGAAGAGAAGAGTAGGGAGAAAAACTGAGACCTATATAGTTCCTACACCTGAGTTTCTCGCCATAAAAGATGAAGTTATGTATAACGCTGAGTTATTCAGCCCATTAGCTTGGCCAATGCTGATTGAGCCGAATGACTGGACACCTGAAAAGCCAGGTGGGTACTTGATGAACGAGGTTATGCGTGGTCACGATATGGTACGAAGGGGAGGTGGTCTCCGTATACAGGGAGAAAAGCCTTTTGCATTCCTCAATAAGATTCAAAAAGTAGCATACACCCTGAATCCCTTTATTGTGCAGGTAGCTAAAACACTTCAAGATAAAGGTATAAGTGTTGGTAAATTTCAACCTATATGCCACCACGATCTACCTCCTAAACCTTTTGACATAGCAGATAATGCTGAGTCAAGAAAGAAGTATAGGAGAGAGTCAGCTGAGGTAAGGAATAGGCAGGCTCAAGAGTTTAAGAAGTCTTGTCGTACAAGGATGACAATGGAAACAGTAGAACGCTTTAAGAATAAAGAGAAATTCTACATACCCTGGTCATTTGATTATAGAGGACGTGTCTATCCTATACCTGCATTCTTAACACCACAAGATACAGACTTTGGAAAAAGTCTTATAAGGTTTGCTGATGAATCCTTCATGGATGATGTTGCAGAGAGATGGTTAAGATTTCAGGTAGCTACAACTTTTGGTCTTGATAAAGAAACATTAGATGATAGATTACATTGGACTTATGAAAATGAATATTTAATCACACTCATCGCTGAAGATCCAATAGGTAATAGACATGAATGGGAATCAGCTGAAGAGCCGTGGCAATTCCTAGCTGCATGTGATGAGTTCTATCACTGTGTAATAAAGAGAGATAGAATTAGTACAGGATTATGTATTGCTATAGACGCTACATGTAGTGGCTTACAAATACTTGCAGGTCTTGCTAAAGATAAATCAACAGCTCAACTTGTCAATGTATTACCATCAGATAAGCCACAAGATGCTTATAAAGTAGTAGCAGAAACATCTAAACCAAACATACCTGAGAACCTACGTCCTCATTGGGATCGTAAATGTACAAAGAGAACGGTAATGACAATACCTTATAATGCAAAACCGTTCAGCAATAGATCGTACATTAGAGAAGCTTTAAAGGCTAAGGAGTTAGAAGTTGATAAGGAAGAGTTAACTCAAACTGTTAACGCTGTTAGAGATGCCATGAATGTCATAGTCCCTGGACCAATGAGGGTTATGAAATGGATAGAGTCTGAGGTCAGTAATGCTATTAAGCGTGGAGCTACTGAACTTGAATGGGTAACACCATCAGGTTTTATTGTCTCTCAAAGAATCTTTAAAAAAGATTGGGAAGATATCAGATTACAAGTTCTAGGTACTGCACGACTAAGAATGAAAGTTGCTACTGGAGATTCAGCTGAGGTTGACAAGGCTAGACACAAGGCTGCTACAGCTCCCAACCTCATCCACTCTCTAGATGCTAGTCTCTTATGTCTATCAGCTCTAGACTTTAACCACCCCATAGCTCTCATACACGATAGTGTCTTATGTAGAGCTACAGATATGAATGAGTTATCCAGAATTGTCCGAGAAAAATACATGTACCTGTTCGCAGAACATGATTACCTAACAGATTTCGCTAACCAAATAGGTGCGGAAACTGAACCACCGATTATCGGAGACCTTAAACCGTCCGAGGTAATTGAATCCACTTACTTTTTTTGTTAATGAGAAACATCCACGTCACTGCAGACCCTGTCACGTTAGAGGGTTATCAAGCAGTAATGAAGCCAAGTCAGTACGGCTATAGCTTGAGAGCTGTAGTAGGTAAAGATTTGATTGATAAGTTAGAAGAAGAGAGAGTTGAATGTCTTAAGTGGGCTGAGTCAAAACTCAAGAACCCTAAGCGCAGCTCTTTAAAACCAGAACCTTGGGAGGAAGTATCCGATGGAAAATACATCATTAAGTTCTCATGGAGTGAGGACAAAAGACCACCAGTGGTCGATACAGAAGGTACTCCTATTAACGACGCTAATACTCCTGTCTATGCAGGGTCTACTGTCAAGCTAGGCTTCATTCAAAAGCCTTACTTACTACGAGACGGTATCTCTTATGGTACGTCTCTTAAGTTATCAGGTGTACAGATCATCACCGTACAAGGCGGTGCAGGAGTCGATACAGGAGACTTAGATCAAGCTGGTGTAGCTGAGCTATTCGGCAAGACAAACGGCTTCAAGGCTGGAGAACCTAACGTAGAGGCAGCTGGTACACCAGCGTCTGTAGAAGATGACTTCTAATGTTCAAGTCACAACTTGAAGAGAAGGTATCTGATCTTCTATGTGAGTTAGGAATTGATTATGAATATGAACCGACAAGAGTTCCATATCAAATACAACACAATTATTCGCCTGACTTCTTATTACCCAATGGTGTCTACCTAGAGACCAAAGGGTATTTTGATGCAGCGGATAGAAGGAAGATGAAGGCTGTTAAGCAACAGAACCCAGACTTAGATATTCGAATGGTCTTTCAAGCACCATTCAATACTATCTCTAAGAAATCTAAAACTACTTACGCCAAGTGGTGCGAGAAATTAAATATTCCTTGGACCTCCTGGCATAACATACCAATGGAATGGCTCATATAGAGAGCGAATTCGTTAGACATACAGCATGTGAGAATTGTGGTTCATCTGACGCTAAAAGCGAATACTCAGATGGACACACTTACTGCTTTGTATGCGAAACCCGTACTCCTGGGAATGGAGAAAATACACACACTCATCAAATGTCTACCAATGTACAACTCACAGGATCTGCCGTACGGCTGCAACGTAGAGGAATATCAGAACAGACTAATCAAAAATACAAGATCTTCCGAGACGGAGAACTTCTACGCTTCCATTATTTCACAAGCGACGGAATACTTCAGGGAGCAAAGGTAAAAACTAAACAAAAGGACTTCTATTATGAAGGGATATCAACTGATACTTTGTTTGGTCAGCATTTATTTCCTAGTAGCGGTAAACGGATCATTGTTTATGAAGGGGAGCTAGATGCTGCCTCTGGCTACGAGGCGATGACAGG